AAAATATATAAAAAATATATAAAAAATATATAAAAAATATATAAAAAATATATAAAAAATATAATATATAATATTAATTATTTAATTTAATATATTAAATTATATTAAATTAACATTTTGTTATGGGACAGAAAGTTTCTAAATCATCGCCTGCGACCACCTCGGATTCTTGTGTCGATTGTAATTGTGCTGCTCAGGTTCCAAGAGTAATTGCTGCTTGTAATAAAGCAGGCAACTCGGGAGTTTCAAATACTTTAGAACAAACTATTACTAGTTTAATGGGAAAAGAAAATTCTGATTTTGTTATAAAAGAATATACAAGTGCTCTCGGTAATAATAGAAATAGCAAGTGGGTTTCTGATTATGAGAAAATAGTCGAAAGTTTTAATAATCACGAAGGATTTATTGAAGGTATAGACGAATGCGTTCCTTGTGATTGTAATGCGGCAGCCGATGATATAATTAAAGAGTGTCAAAAATCTACACAACAAATACCAGGTGCTATTGATAGTATAATTAAAGATGGTAATATAAATACAGATACTAATGCTTTATTATCGCCTTTAATAGATGAGACCAATCAAACTAAGCAAACTAATAATGATTGGAAAACTATATTCTATCCATATATAAAAATAAAACAATCAAATAAGGAAGGATTTATTGGAGGTAATGAAGGAATAATTAGTACAGACTTAGCCCAATTTACTAGAGACGCTGTTGCATCTCGACATGCTACATTTAGGAATAGAGCAAAATTTGAAAGTGAATGTAAAATTAATGCTTATACAACAATGAATGGCTTCATAACAACTGAAAGACGTATTATAGAATCTTTATATAATTATTACATAGCATTTACCAAAGATTACGCGTCATTATATCTACATAGAGAATCATTCACAAAAGCCATAAATAATAAATTGGACGAATTACAAAGAATACAAGCAAAAATAGATAGTTATAAAAAAAATTTACATGTAGATAATAGGAAAAATCTATATCAAACTAGTAGTTATGATTTTTATACTAATATGCGATTATATATATTACTTGTGTATTATAGTGCTCTTATTATATATTTAATATTTTCTAAATTTTTAAGTGAAAAACAATACACAAATAAATTTTTAGTTTTATTATTATTTATATATTTAATTATGCCTATAATATTAGTACACCTAATAAATTTTGCGTATGAAGGATATATATACTTTTTAGAATATAATAATTTGAAAGAAGATATAAAAAGTTATGAAGATATTATAAAATAAAAAATTAACATTACATTATTTATAATGTAAAGTTCGAAATTTCCTCAACAAGTTGCTGAGTTAAAAATATTATTTCCTTTATTGGAAAAAGATATTGTTGAATATTAATCCTCTTGGAATTGGTTGTCCACCGTAAATAATAATATTTTATTTTCTATGTAAAACAAAATATTATTCCAAAGACTATTCTTCATTAGTAGTATCATTATCACTAGCCTCATCATAATTAAACTCAACATTATACCACTTGCCGCGATTACATTTTCCATATTGTTTATTCATATAATCAGTTATTTCTTTACCATTTGGTATATTATTTCTACCATATTGATTAATATACCATTTTTTGAATTCTTCCATAATCTCGGTCTTTTTGATTGATTTATCGCGCTTACGAGATATTTTCTCTTTAGCAAATTCAGTTAAATAATCTTGACCTTCACGATATTTATCACTTACTGATGTTACAATTTTAACATCCTTAACTATACCTTGTGTTTCATATACTATATTTACCAACATAGATGCTAAAACGGGTGCCCATAATGTAAATTTTTCATCTATTTTTTTATCAATTAAATATTGATATGGAAAATTAGATTTAGGAAATTTATCTTCGTCGCCATATGGAGATTCGTTAAATTTAGACATAAAATCACAAATACGAATTCGTCTCCACGTGCCATCATCGTTTGTATTAATGTCAAATAGAACATTTGTACATACAACTAATTTAAATTGTGGAATAAAAGTAACGCTATCTTTAAATAATGCACGACCCTGAATTGGATCACCTCCTGTAATTTCTTTCATAATACCTTCATTAATAGTATCTCCTTTGCTTGGTTCTTGCATAACAGCATAACGAACACCCATCAAAGCAACAATTTCTGGAGATGTTGAACCAATACAATTGCGCGATTGTGTAATCAACGTAATTGGAACCGTTGCTTTATAATCTCCCAAACATCTGCTCATTAATTCAACTAATTTGGATTTACCATTACAACCACTGCCAGTATATATATTAAATGTATGATTGTCATTTGTTCCAATAAGTGTGGATGCCAAGTGTTCCCACATATAGCGCCGTAATTCTGGGTCTGGAAATAGTTCATCCATAAATTTATTTATTTCTTTAATAATAGAGTCATAATTATTATTTATACTCGATTTATAAGAACTGGTCAAAACTTTATAAGGAATATAATCAATATTTGTTGATTTAGAAATATAATCGTCCGGCTTACCTTTTCTATGTATTTTGTTTTTAAAATCAATTACATAATTATTGAAACATAATAAATAAACATTGGAATCCAGTTTATTCATAAATTCTTTATCATAAAATAACTCTTTGGCCTCTCTCATAATATTATTTTTCCAACTAGTAGTTTTCAATAAAATACATATATCTCCTAATTTAAGAGAACGCGTTTTCAGATTTTCGGTATTTTCATCATTATTCTCTTTCTTTGTAATAACTTCAATTAGTTCGTGTGATTTGGCACAATAAATATCATGCATCTTTTTGGATATTAATAACCGAAGAGTGCTTCCTGAATCAATTTCGTTCCATTTATGATTTTTATATTCATACCATAGATTATTTTTAATGCTAACACATACGAATTGGTCTTTAAATAATTGATATAATACTACTGCTAAATCAAACTCGGCAACCTTATCTTTTAAAATCATTGTTTGTAATGTTTGTTCAATATAATAGGATATTGTTTCATTTCTAATCTTCTTATATTCAAGTAAATTATCTGTTTTTGCCCAAAACATAATTGAACGATTTGTTAGACCATCGCTATTTTTAACATCAAAATTTTTCCACATATCATACATATTTTGAACTTCTGAAAATCTAAACGAAGAGTCTTGAGAACTGAATTTTACCCATGTTAGAAAGTGTTTTTCGTGAGTATTTTTAAGTGCCCATCCTACCCGAATCCATTTATTATATGAACCACTAGCATAATAGTTTTCGGGTAAAATCATAGTAAATTGGTGTGTTTCTTTGATTTCATATTCCGTACAAGCAATTTCATCAATAAAGCATTCAATCAAATTATCTAGTGTTGCTATATTATCTATTTTTGAGAAATCATACATATCAAGATCAATCTTATTGCTAATGATGTTCACTTTTTGTTTATGCTCGCGATTATTTAATTCTTTTTTTTCAATTTCTATTTTTTCAAGAATAGATTGATTATTTAATAGTTCAAACGATTGGTGGTTTTTATAGCGAGCACTCATTAATGGTAAATGTTCTTGAATATTAATTTTTGAAATATTACATTCTCTGAAATTCCATATTTCTTCTTCAGAATCATAAGTAACTTCAAATAAATAAGTTAAACTATATGCTTTATGTTGTGGTTTCCGCGAACCATATATTTGCCAATTTACAAATCCTTTTGTTATTCCTTCATCAAATACGTCTTCATAATTGTTTGTAATTGGAATATTATCCCATATTCCTTTTATTTCGCTGATTACCATTTTACGCAAGACACATTGATGTGATTTATGCATCTTAATACAAAATACAATATGAACACCATCTTTTGTTTTATCTTCCATGCTATTTACATCTGGTTTTTCGTATATGTATACGCTTATTTTAGAACCATTTGGAATTTCATATAATAAATTTAACTTATTAACATATAAAGCAATTAAGTCAATCAAATGATCTTTATTGTGTTGTCTTGATTTAACTGAACTTTCATAGCGCAAATCTATATCAACCAATAAAGGACCATCGTCTATTAATTGTTTTTCAGTCAAATATTCTTTGTTTTTTTCCACAAATACATATTGATAATATTTATCCCAAAACTCGGCCAAATTTGGGATGTTATAACTGCCACCAAATATACTTAATTCTTTATTGCCAATTTTTGTATGTGTAATAATTGAACCTTTTTCTGCTCTTAAGGATTTCAAATAGTCATCCCATTTGGATGAAGTAAGTGTATTGGTATTTATATTTGCCATCGGTATATAATAATATATATAATATATTTTTATTTCAATTTTATAATATTTTTAATTTATAATATTTTTTGAAATCTAATTAAAAATATAATACTATTACTAATATGAATTATGAGTAGAAATAATAGTGCTATTAAAAGAATAGCAAGTGATGTTAAATGTATTTTGAATGATGCACGTTCTTTAAGTTTGGAAAATATATATTATAAACACGATGAGGAAAATATATTGAAAGGGTATGCTTTAATAATTGGACAAAAAAATACCCCATATGGTTATGGTTATTATTTTTTTGAATTTAATTTTCCAGACAATTATCCGTTTTCTCCGCCGGTTGTGCGTTATTTAACAAATGATGGTGCTATGCGTTTTAATCCAAATTTGTATACAAATGGGAAGGTATGTTTATCACTATTAAATACTTGGTCTGGTGAAGGTTGGACGTCGTGTCAAACTATTACTTCTATATTGATAACATTGTCTAGTGTATTATGTGAAAATCCACTATTAAATGAACCAGGGGTTCAAGAAAATAACAACAACGCTATTGAAAAATATAATTATTTAGTAACATATAAAAATGTAGAATTTTCAATATGTAAAATTCTAAATTTTATACAAAATTATTATGCTAGTACTAGTGCTAGTACTAGTACTAGTGCTAGTACTAGTACTAGTGCTAGTGCTAGTGTTAGAAATAAAGATGATATAGCAATTATGTATAAATTTAAAACTATAATATATGAAACATTTAAAAATAATAAAAATAATATTGTTGAATATCTTAATAGTAATAAAATAAAATATGGCAAATTTATTGACAAAAGTTTAGAAAATGTTGAAAATGTAGAAAATGTAGAAAATGTAGAAAATATTCAAAAAAAGAAGAAAATATTTATTTCAATGTATAATTTAAGTTTTAATTTAGAATATGAAAAACTTTATAATTTAGTATTGGAAATTAATGTGGATTAAAATATTAATATGTAAAATTGATTATATAAAAATAATTTAACAATTATAATATATATAGTTGTTATGGATTTTTGTTCTATTTGTGATAATATGTATTATATTAAGTTAGAAAACGAGGATTGTGATACTATTGTTTATTATTGTAGGAATTGTGGTAATGTCGATGATAAACTTATAAATGTAAATGAATGTATTTTGAGAGAAAATATTAATAAATCAGAAGACAAATATAGTGTTCATATTAATAAATTTACAAAGTTAGATATTACTTTACCACGAGTCAAGTATATCAAATGTCCAAATGAAACTTGCGAAACAAATAAGGGCGAGTTTGATTCAACAAAAAAGGAAATCATATTTATTCGTTATGATGACACATCAATGAAATATTTATATTTATGTAGTCATTGTGATTTTGTTTGGAAAACTAATTAATATTTTAATATTTTAATATTTTAATATTTTAATATTTTAAATTAAAAAATATAATTGATATAAATAGTTTTTTTTATATAATTATAATTTAATTTATAATATGGATGATTTAGAAGAAGAAGTATTAAGTGAAAACGAAGACAACCAGAGCAATCAAAGTAGTAATTCTGATACAAATGATGAAATTGTAAGTGACGATGAAGAATTAGATGAGGAAATTAAACTAGATGAATCCGAAGCAGATGAGAAATCAAATGTATTTGATAACCCAAAAAGTAGTTATACAAAATATGATTATGAAGTAGAAGATTTAGGAGAAAACGATTTCTATAAATTTAATAGCGAGTTAAAAAAAAATCATACATTAAATTATCACAATGAATGTTTATATAAAAATTTTAACGAAATAAAAGAACTAAGCAAGATTATACGCAATAAGGATGGAATTATTGTAGATGAATTACATAAAACTATGCCGTTATTGACAAAGTATGAAAAAACTAAAATATTAGGAATGCGTGTAAAACAATTGAATAGCGGAACTAGTCCATACGTAACTTATAGTGAAAAAATAATTGATAATTATTTAATTGCCCAAATGGAACTAGAGCAAAAGAAACTACCTTTTATAATTCAAAGACCTTTACCAAATAATAATTTTGAGTATTGGAAAGTACAAGATTTAGACTTATTATAAATTATAAATTATAAATTATAAAGTTAACGCTTAAATCTATTTCCACAATCTAAACATGTCACAAATGTAGTCATTGGTTCATCGGCACTTCGTGTTTGTAATTGATAATAAGTACATTTTTTAGATTTACATTTGCCACAAACAAAATTATCAGTTGAGGCTTCTATCTTTGGTGTATATTTATTTTCATCTTTAATTTTCTTTTCTTCAAGTAATATATTCCACAAATCTGGTCGTAATTCTTGATGACTCATATAAACAAATTCATGTGCTTTTAATGATTTAGATAACAATTTTTCTAATAATTCTTTATTTTTTAAATTAAATAATAACGTGCGCAATTTTTGTATATATAAAACAACAAATGATTCATTAGACCATTTTTTTATAATTTTTTTTTCTTCGCTTACGTCTAAAGAATAATTATATATGCCTTTTTCTAAATTTTCACTAATTTTTTGATTTTGTGTTATATTATATAAATTTTTTACAACATTTGCTCTAAAATTTTCAGGATCATTTATTTTTCTATTAAATTTACTCATAATATTAATATAATGTATTAAATATTAATATTATCAATTTTATATTTATATTTTATATTTATATTTATATTTATATTTATATTTTATATTTATATTTATATTTATATTTTATATTTTATATTTATATTTATATTTTATATTTAATATTTAATATTTAATATGTACTTTGTTTAGCAATTATACATTTAGTATCATCCTCCTCGTCTGAATAACTATATAATTCGTAACTTAACTCTGAATTAAATTCAAAATTGTCCTCATTTTCTGAACTATTATTATGTAATAACTTATTTAATAAGTCATTTGTTTTTTCAAGATCACATGTTGAATTGGCGTTTATACTATCACTATTATCATTTATGTCATTGTTATTAGTATCGTCTTTGCTAATTTCTATAGTTTCTTTTAAATCAAAAAATTTATTAAAAACATCAGTATCTAAATTAATAAATTGCTCTTTATTTCTTAAAAAAAATATACATTTATTATTTACATTTACTTTTATAGCGTGGTTGGTTAAAATATTATGCTGATTGTAATTTTTAATATTTGTATCTTCTTTTGACCATAATTCAATAGTTTTTTCATTTAAATTCCACGTATACATCTTTTTAAAATTTATGGAAGTCTTATAACCACATTTTTTATAAATAGTTTCTTCAGTAACATTTTTTACTTTTAAAAGTTTAAAACTTGTATTTTTTAACGTAATACAAGACAACATTTATTATTTATTTTTATTAGTTATTAATATAATTAATAAGTGTTTAAGTTTATATAAAATATATAATAAGTTGTAATTAAATATTAATTTTTTAAATAATATACAAATCAAATGATTATATATATTATACAATGGACGTTAATATATGTTATATTAATTTTTTTATTACATAATTTATATTTATTTTTTCAAAACAATCTCACTTCAACATTGATTAAAGATTATTATAATACCTATAATAATGATATTAATAATAATATTACTAATAATATACAAACAAACACTATTAAAAGTAAAAAAACAACCTTGCCTTCAAATAAATTACAAATTGGTAGCACAGGTTTAGAAGAACTAAATAAAAATAATGGATTAACTAATTATAATAATGGATTAACTAATTATAATAATGGATTAACTGATTATAATAATGGATTAACTAATTATAATAATGAATTAACTGATTATAATAATGAATTAATCAATAATGAATTAACTAATGATATGAAATCAGAACTAACTGATTTTTTTAATAAATTAAAATTATGAGTTATAAATATATTTATACTTAAAATTGATAAATATATTTAAATAAATATAGTCTAATTAATATATTATGTTAGAAAAAAATAAATATTGCAAAGTAAAAAATAGAGAAAATTCTTCTTTAGTTAAATTTGACGATTTTAAATTTATTGCAAACAAATTTCCTATAACTAATTATATAAATAGTATTAGTAAAAATAAACAATTTACTGTCTCTAATTTATTAAGCAGTGCTAATTATTATATTCTAAAACCCAAAGGGCGGATATCATATTTATGGTTTACATATTATAAAAAAGATTTATTATGTTTGCTATTATTTATAAATAATAGAAACTTGAATGATGAATCCAATGAATTTTATAAATTTAACTTGAATTATGATAATACATTATGTTATAATAATGTATTATTGGTTGGAACATATTTTTACAAAAAAGATAAAAATAATTCTACATATCATTATTTCATATTGGATAACATTATAAATTATAATGTCTATAATAATATATTGAATACATATTTAAGCAATAATTTTACGTTTAAATTAAATATATGTAAAAATGTTTTATACTACATAGAAAATAATTCTTTAAATGTATATTTGAAGAACAATTATTTTAATGTATATTTAGGAATAATTTTAGATAGTTACGATGATATATTCAAAATAATATATAAATTAGACTATGAAATATATTGTATTATGTGTTATAATAGTACTAAATTTTTAGGAAATTTTATTATAACTAATAAATTATTAAACAATAATGAAAAAAATTATGGTTATAATTTTAAAGTTTCTGCGTGTATAAGTCAAGATATATACAATTTATATATTTTAGAAAATAATAAAGAAACTTTTTATGATTATGCGTTAATCGATAGTTATAAAACAAGCGTTTTTATGAATAGTTTATTTAGGAGAATAAAAGAAAATAAAAATCTTGATTTATTGGAAGAAAGTGATAATGAAGAAGAATTTGAAAATACTAATTTAGAAAAATATGTTGATTTAAATAAAACATATATTATTGAATGTATTTATAATAAAAAATTTAAAAAATGGATTCCTAAAAATTTAGCAAAAACAAATATTATAACTGATATAAATAAAATTAATTCACTTGTTTATAAAAATAAAATATATTTGTAATATATAAAAACAATGATATCACCATTTGAAGGTATATTTATTCAAGAAGGCGGACAACAGCAACAAGAGCAAGAGCAAGAGCAACAGCAACAGCAACAGCAACAGCAAGGTGGAAGACGTCGCAGAAGTAGAAGCGGGACAAGAAGCAGAACAAGAAGCAGAACAAGAAGAAGAGGAAGAGGAAGAGGAAGAGGAAGAGGAACTCGTAGATAATAAATTATAATCATAATTGTCATTGTGTCAAGAAAATAATTTTTATATATTTTTATATATTTTTATATATTTTTATATATATAAAAATGCGCGGAGGTTATAGATATAGAGGTTCATATACAAGAAAAAGACAACGAAGATATGCGGGAAAAAAATATAAAAAATCACAACGAGTTAAATATAACTAATATTAATAAATTTTTATAGCAAAATTAAACATTTTGAGTCAGTTTGTATGGGTGATTGTTTCGTATTATTTAATAAATTATTTTTACGCGATTTATATACTAAATAATTCCAAAAATTAAGACTACAAGCATGGTTTAAATCTTGAGAGTGTTCTTGGTTTGTAATGTTATGTACTATTTCTTTTTCAATAATAGAAATAGAACCGTTTTCATCATTTTTTATAGTTGTGCTGAGAGATTTCAAATATTTAATATATTCATTATATTTTTCTTGATTAGTGCGGATTATTTTATAATTTTTTTCATTATAAAATGCTCGTCGTTTAGCAAATTGATTTAAAAACACATCATGATTATCTATTAAATCTATTATTAATGGATTGCTATGTTTTTCTCTCAAAATTCTGCCCACTGCCTGAATAATATCAGATTTTGGACTTGCTAAAAATAAACTTGTCAAAGATTTAATATCCAATGCTTCGGCTGCCATACTAAATGTTGCCAATATAATTTTTTTTGATTCACTTTTTTTTAATTCGTCTTCTTTCATACCACCAATATAATATCCAACAGAAGCAAATTTTTTATAACACAATGCTTTATATAAATAATTTAACAGATTTTTTGTTTGAGCCAATACAATGAATTGTTGTTCTGGATTTATGAACATTTCACTTTCTAAAATATGTACAATAAAATCACTGCGCAAATTAAAATTGGAAATTTTGCTAACCATCGTGCTGTATTTTATTTGTCCTCTAAAATCGCGCTCGACTTCATTATATTCGTTATCTTCCACAATAAAATCAATTGCTTTTACTAAAACATTGTCATGGGAACTATTTTTAGAATGTTTATAGCATATATCACCTAAATACATTTTGAAGACATTTGTCAATCCATCTTTTCTCTCCATTGTTGCGCTTAATCCAAGTCCGTACAATGTATTACATTTTTTTAGACAATTACTAAATACTTCACTTGACATGTGATGACATTCATCATACAAACTCAGACCAAAACTATCAAATAATGATTCGTTGTAATCTTTCATACTAACACTTTGTATCATTGCTAACACAATATCTTTATTTTCTATATCAACTATTTGACCTTGTATTGTTCCAATACGAGCACCAGGTAAATATTCTTCAATTCTCTCTACCCATTGGTTTTTTAGGAACGTTTTATGAACAAAAATAATTGTTTTTTTTTTTAGAACTTCTATAATTTTAAGACCCAATACTGTTTTACCGGCACCAGTCCATAATTCAATTAATGCCGTTCCATTGCCTTTATTAATATTATCAGGAGTTCCAAAATCAATCGCTTTTAAATATTCATTTAAAACTTTTGTCTGATAATCTCTCAATAGTCCCTTAAAAGTCAAATTTATAGGTTCTCCAACTGTAATTTTTAATAATTTAGGATATCCAAACATCTTAATACCCCAGCATCTTGGAACATATATTTTTTTTTCTGATTCTTGATAAATTGGAAATGACTTGGTTTCAGCATAAGAATTTTGAGTAAAAGGTTTAACAGTTAGTTCGTTTTTAATAAATTCTATTATTTTAGGAGTTAAACAAATTTTGTAGATACTATATCCTTTGTTTCCTAAATAACTGTTTAGTCCGTTTTTTTTTAAAGTTTCTATAACTTGTTGTAATTCTGCGTAACTATCTCTATTTTTTGGACTTATTTTTTTTAGCATCATTTTTTTAAGTGTGTATTATTAAAATAATACTCACTATTTTTATCAATTTATTAATTTATTATTTTATTATTTTATTA